CAGAGGAAGCTGAATCCTACGGATTTGACGATGCCACTATCGGCGCGATGCTGGATAGTGGGCTTTCCGTAACCCAAACCATTCAGGGTGTTTGGTCTGGGATTTCCGGTAAATCCTCGTCAATGATTGACGTACAGGAATCAGGTTCCTCGCGTTCTCTTTCTCAGATCCATACCAATGCTCAGGCAATGGCTGACTGGTGGAAACAGAAAGCCGATCTAGAGGCAAAAGCAGCAGACCCCATCGTTCCCAAGACGGGCAGAATAGCTTTCCATACCGCCACTAGGGTGTGATATGGATAGCGCCATTATCTCGTTAGAAACCAACCGTCAAATGACAAGTTGGTTTATTAACGATGATCCCACTGCGATTACGTTCACTCCGCACCATGAGGAATTCACTGCCGGTGCGAAAAAGATGATTGCTGATCCCGATAGGGATATGCAAATTGTCAAGGTGATTTATCCCGGTGGTGATGGAATCGTTGTCACAGCGGATAGCACTACCCGCCGTTTCGATTTCATCATCGTGGCTGACTACGACGCCACGATTGAAATATGGGATTCGTTCGATCATTTGAGAAACCACTACGTGGTCGAATACGTTTTTCCATACAACGGATATGAAGTAAAAGTAGGGGGATCGTCACACGGGTCGGAGCCAGATTATGGCTAAAGTGACAATCAATTATGACGATAGACGGCTCCGACGTAATATCCGTAATTTCCGTGGTGACTTTAATCACGCAGTTAGTGTGGTTACTGATCGAACAGCGGCGTGGGGGACCGGATATATGAAAGTAAATGCGCCGTGGACTGATCGAACCGGCGCAGCCCGTGGCGGGTTAATGGCAATTCCCCATAACCACGGTGATACTCACGAAATCGATTTGGCATATTCCGTTTATTACGGGATATTCTTAGAGGTCTGTAATTCGGGCAAGTACGCGATCATTACTCCATCTATGCGGATTATCGGGCGAAAGCTGATGATGGATCTCAATGGGCTATTGGAGCACATGAACAAATGACCGTACAAGCGATTTTTGACACTCTCGCAGCCGATGCAGAATTGTCTGCGTTAGGCATTACCGGTGATCGTATTTTTGAGGCGCATTCGATAGATGAGCGTCCTGTGCATTCTGGTCCTTTCATGGTTTTGAAATGGGAGGAAAGCACTCTTTATACGCAGACCTATACGGGTATGCAGAACGGAATTCCCCGTGCTCCCCGCGTATTAACCATTTGGGTGCATATCCCGTGGGATGAAACGCGACAATTCGATTTGATAGACACAATCCTAAACCGTGTGGATCTAATCCTAGACGCTATGGAACACGTCGAAGGTGCAGACGGCTATACGGTGACGCTCGCTAGCAAAAGCGGGCGGTCGGGGAACCTCTCGGATGAGGGGTTCAAAACAATAACGAGGAATGCGGTTTTCGGAGTGCTATATCGCCTCGAAACGCAACCGGTATGAGTTAGGATCACACCATCATGGCGACTACGAAATCAGCAGGTCAGCGTCCCGCGAGGCCCGAACCGGTAGCTGTGCAGGCACCGTTCACAGGCGGCGGTGAGCTAGACGCGCCGATAGAGATACCCGACGAGCGCGACACCGTGAAGCGTGCGCCGGTAACCAAGCCAAGCGGGCGGGTGGTCAAGGCCACACCTACTCATGGCGGCACCGTTATCGAAATGCGAACCGAAGACTGGGCGAATGTGGGAATTCAAAACCATCCGCTCGTTCGATGGGACTTTTTAAAGAACCGATTTATGGTTCCAGCAGAATCATTGTCAGAGGAAGCACTGGCATATCTGCTAGAACACGATCCGAATCGTTTCGAAGTAATAACAATTGAAAACGCCAACTGAATAACAACCGAATGTGGCCGAGATAAGGTGCAAGAATCGTAAATTCGGAGAACTATCTTCGGAAGGGATTCTTGAGATTCTTTGCAATAGCAATTTTTGCAAAGATCATCGCGGCGATGAAGTAGTTCTTCATCGCTGGGATACCCGAAAACTAAATGCAGACGGAACCGTCAAACTCATCGAAACGAAACGGTTTAAAAAACCCACTCTGAGAGGAAATCCGAAATGACTGCTCCGGTCACAGATGCACTCCCCTATGGTGTGCGAGATATCAAAATCACGCCGTATGTGGATGCAGCCGGTACGGTTTTGGATACGGTGAGCTATGACCTTCCGTATATCCAAACGCTCAGCTTCTCCGAAGCCGAGGAATTCTCTGAATTGCGTGGTGATGACAAGCTCATCACTACTCGCGGTCAAGGCGCACAGGTCGATTGGGATCTGGAAGCCGGTGGCATGAAGACCAAGATCTGGTCGATTTTCACAGGCGGGGAGGTAGTAGAACGTGGTGCGTCACCGAACCGCGAAATTGAACTCCGCAAGAAAGCGACTCAGGCTCGCCCGTATTTCCGAATCGATGGAAAGGTTATCTCCGATTCGGGTGGAGATATCCACGTACGAATTTATCGCTGCCGTTGCAACGATACCATCGACGCGGATTTCGCGGACGGCGAATTCGCCACTACCGCAGTTTCAGGTGTTGGAATGCCGTTGCTTGACGATGCGAATGATCTCATCTATTCCATCTTCCGGCACGAATCCAGCACAGATCTCACGCTGACTCCCGCTGCAAATCCGATTCAGGCTCCGCTGAATCTGACGCCAGGCGCACTTACCGGAAATTCACCTGCGGCCTCTGTGGCGCTTACGTGGTCCCCGGTTATTGGCGCAGCCGATTACGACGTGGAAAAGTCAATCGACGGTGGAACTACGTGGATTGCCGGTGTGCCGCCTACGGAAACCACGCCGGATTCGGATCAGACCGGATTGTCTACCGGAAATGTTCGCTTCCGCGTGCGGGCGAATGTCAACGGCGATACCTCCGAATGGTCGCTGCCGGTCAACATCGTCGTTCCGTAAAAAGCCCCCGGCATACTTTTTACCCTCGTTTTGAGTATGTCGGGTTCAACTGAAAAAGCCATTTCACTAGGACGCCAAGGAGCGCAAAATGGTGAGAGCACCATCAACAAAAGCCGTCCCCACTACCAACGGTGAAGTCACCGAAGACGAATTCGCGATTACCGCTGCCTGGTCAAAAGCGAAGGATTACAAAAAGCCGTTCAAATTCAAGTGCCCGTCTGGGCAAATGACGCTTATCCATCGACTGGATATGTCCGATCTTCTGAAACTTGGCGTTGCAGAAGATATGGATTTCATGGCGAAAGCCCTTATGGCAACAGAGGAAACCGCAAAGGACTCTGAGAAAAAGCCGGACGATCCAGAAAAAGCAGCAACCGAAGCCATTCTGAAAGCTGCCAACTTTACCAAGTTGGAAAGCACAATTAATTTGGTTGTGCAAGCTGGGCTGATCAAGCCGAAGACGCATCTTGTCCCGCGAGACGAGAATGCCCGCCAGGCCGGTTTGCTGTATATCGACGCAATTCCTTTCGAAGATCGCATGATGATGTTTACCAGGATCTTTGAAACGGAAGGGCTGACCACGTTTCGCCAAGAACAAAGCGAAAGTGTGGGAGACGTGGTTGATGTCCCAAGCGTATCATTGCCCGCCGAGTGAATTCTGGTGCTTTGATGAATCAACGCCCAAGGGCTATTACTTCAATCGGGGAGTTTTCCTTTTCGGTCGAATGGTAGACAACGAGATGAATAAGGCAGAAGCGAGAGCGCGAAAAGGCCGCAAGCCGAAAAGCGCAGAGCGACTAGCCAATTCAGCACGTCTCGGTGTGTTGCAAAAGTTTCTCGGTGGGGATATCAAGCGATTCCGCGATCCTGCCGTGGATAAAGTCAAAATTGAGGGCGATGCAGAAGCCAAGAGCGATAAGGATACTTCGGTAGTTTGGAAGATTTAAATGGCTGGAGATCTCGGTACTGCCAAAGGCACAATCAGAGTCGATGCTGATACCAAAGGTGTCGGCAGAGCGGAACGCGATCTAAAGCTATTTGATAAAGCTCTGGAATTGGTTGGTCGGGCAGCCAAGCAATTCGAATCCAGTCTCAATAAAATGGAGCGAGAGCTAAAGACAGCTTCTCGCGATATGAACGAAGCGGATAGAGCCGCTGAAAGTCTCGGCGGCGCAATTTCGCACGCCGATGTCAACACCCTTATTTGGTCGAAAGATCTTCGCGAACTACATTCTCGACTGAAAGGTGTTAACAAAACCGCTTCGGATTTAGGACCGTCATTACTTCAGGTCGCTAAAATCGGAATGGAATTCCGAAAGACTCAAGGCGGCATACTTGGGTTCGCCAAGGCTTTCACGGCAGCCGGTGCAGCCGGAACCGTTTTCGATATTATCAAGAGTAAATTCTTTGGCATGTCTGCGGCTTTGGCGACATTGCCAGCCGGGGCTAAAAAGGTTGTCCAGCTTTCCAACAGTTTCCGATTATTGACGTTTGGTGTAGGAACTCTAACCGCCCTGGCCGCTAAAACGGGTATTTTCGGAAAAGTCTATGAGTCTGCTTTCCGACAAGTTGTTAAGCATTCTGTACTTGGCACCAAAGCCTTAATGGGTTTGGAAAATCAACTCAGACCTTTCGGTCCAGCCCTTAAAAAGGCTGTCGGTTATGTCAGTGATTTAAACGCAGCGGTCGATAAAATCCCCAAGGGGGCTGTCCAGGCGATAGCCGGATTCGCGCTTATGCGGAGCGGCCTGCAAGGGCTGGCAGCGCGATTCGCATTCATTCGGAATATGTCTCCGAAAGTCATGGCGATTGTCGGAAGTGCATTCGCCGCGCTACCGGCAGCGGTACAGGCCGGTGCGGCATCGCTAC